CAGAGGTCTCGTGAGACCCCTGTGAAAAGGTTGAGGTAAGACACTGGGGTCTCTTGTTTATATACCGTCCTCTCGGTTTAGGGCACACTGTAAAAAGGTGCTCCTTGGAATCGCATTAATGCGAAATCTTCGCCAGCTGCATAATCAACAACAATACGAAATGTCCTGCCAGTCGTATCTCCAACATCTCTGCGGACGTTGTGCTGGCGATTGTAAAAATCCTCCATCACGCCATCCGTGGTGCTTCCGGTTTTCAAATCGTTAAATGCAAACACAAAATTATTCGCGGAATAGAAGGGAACTGAATATTCCACCCCCCCATTAGTATGGGGAATGAAAACAACAGAACCTCGCACATTACGATTAGAAGTACCAGTGGCTTCTGTGAGATTATTGACATTAGCCACGTTGGAGATCGTATTAAGGGTGACTACGACTGCAGTTTCTTCGTCATGCCTCCCTCGTTCATCGTCATATATGCGAACTCTGTATCTCATCTCACCTTTGACTCCGACGAAAGCATACATCAAATATCCCAAAACATCAGCACTAGGCCCTGAAAATCCGCTGCCAATAAATGGCCTTGGTGTTGGAAGATTCTCGCGATCGTAGACTATCACATTACCGCCTGCTCCAATGTGTTCTTGCGCATCAACAGTAACATATCTTTTGATGAGTGACCTGAAGGAAAAAATCTCTTCGCCAAAATGACACTCCGATATATGTGAATCATCTATCTTCAAATCAACAAGATCGACACAAGTAACAGGATCGACACTCAATCCTTCCGTAAAGATACGTTCTGTGGGCAATTGAACTGAGTCTGCAAAAGCCACGCGTAGATTTTCACATCTACCGGTGACCAGAACATCAACAGAACCACCCAAAGGAGATGTAAGACGTGTAATAGGTACAACACCAACGAAGCCATTACAATAGTCAGGATTCATATCGTCAATAACCAAGCCATATTCACCAATTAGATCGCCACTGGCTTTAAGCTTTAGCCAATCCCACGGTTGAGCCCAATTGATGCAGAACTCTACACTCTGAGTCTCCTGAAGATCCATAACATGAAAAAATTGTTTATTCAGAGACAAGCTAGAGTTAATTATCGCAGCCTGACTTACATTTGGCTCGTAGTAGAATCCAAGTTTACCTCGGTGATATGCTGATACCACCACGTCAAAGCGCAAAATAATGTCTCCCCTCCAATAATGAAACGGCTGTGCAACATAAGCCATAGCTGTAGGAAGAACATTATCGACTGTGCTGGGCATCACTTTAGTCACTAGCTGGGGTGTAACTCTAGTCAACCATATAGGTGAACTAAGTATCGAATCCGAACTGTCCCATTCAAACGTGGTGAAATAACTCTCCCTCCCTGCCATGTCGCGGATGATCATATCATCACCATCAGATGCAACAAGCTGAGGACATATGGCTATCTCTTGTTTAGGGTCATAAGTAATACGCTTCAGTGTTTCAGATCCTATAGACTGAGCTCCATTAGCATAAGGGCGATTCTTCACAAGAACGGGCTCTGAGACAACCGCAGGTCGTGACCAACCCATTATTGATGCCAATGCGCCAAAGCCATTGCTTATCATCTCACTTGCACGCGCAAACGGTGCGACATAAGGTACTGAAGAAAGGGCAGCGGAGACATGAGCGGCTCCAGAGAAAAACTTTTCAACGGGACCAGTAACGTACTCTCCTTCAGTGACAATGTCCAATTGTGTAGCAGTGGGAACTCCCAAACCATAGTCAGTTGCCCATGCATATATCTGAATGCTGATAGGATCGGCACTAGCTGACTGGGCATCGAGGGAAGCCATTGTTTCAATATGTAAAGTGCCAGCGCGTTCAAAATCCAAGAAAGTGGTGCCCGACGATGTGGCAAAAGGCGACCAATTGAAGGTGCGAAACATCGTTTTGGGAGATATAAAAGGTAACTCCATCATCAAAGGTTTGTTTTCACCAACGGGCAAAATCTTACACCATTCAGATTGACTCAAGTAAGCAAGATATATAGGTCTGAACAACGGATTGGTGGAATCGGCAAGAACTATTTGCCCTAGACAATCATTATAATCACCATAGGGCTGATAACTGAACATCAAACGACCCACATGAAAAGGAGTGCCAGAAACCGCTATCCTCAAACACAAGTTGCCTTTGAAATATGCAAAATTGCGTAATTTAGCACGGACACTAGGTTCTGAGCTCCACAAAGCCCAGGGATTGATAACTTGATCAAAACCCGCACCCACGGATATCTCATCAACAAAAATACTAACTGGTCTTCCCAAGAAATCTGACATAGAAGTCGAATACTGCCCGGAATCAAGGAGAAGAGGATTGCCAAGATCAAGTTTCTCCTCAGACAATCCGAAATTGTCAGTAAGAGTGACCTCGGTATTCAACTCTTCTTGATATCCCGTTTTCTGCTCTACGGATTCACTTTGTGCATATATCCTCAAATTGCGCTCCAAATAATTACGATATATGAGAAGTGTATGCATTTCACGAACTAATTCAACAAATTCTTCATCGTCCTCGGAAATCCAAGGAGGCATTTCATCGCCACGATCAACTTCTTCATATCGCACACCATAAAGTTCAAACATCATGTCGTCAAAGAATTGAAAATCTTCCATGACAACAACCAGCATATCAATTTGGTTTTGCGCACGGGTATTATCGAAACTTTCAGCAGCTATGCCACCAAAATCGCGAACGTGGTCGTCGTAAGTTTTGAGCACATGGAATTTATCATGGGGATATCCACATTCTGAAAATTTGTTCACAAAATATTGTCTCAAAGCATCGTATTCATCCCTATTAAGATGGAAGTATAACTCATACAAGACGGAACATGCGGCGGAAAAATCTTGTTCTGCGCTTGATTCAGTTGGAGAATCGACTCTCCATTGCATAGTCTTGAAGAGAGAATTACAATCCAACCGTGCATACCACTTGCCCTTAGCATCCTGATGGAATTTACGCTTTAAAAACGACATGGTTTCAATGGAGACAAATTTGTCGAGGCTTCCATCTTTGGCGGCAGAAGTAAACTTCATACCGTAGTGATCTTTTACCGCTTTTGCATAAGTGAGATTATTAAAATAATCTGCCATTGTAGGTTTGACGGCATTTAGCATATCATCACCATAAATGACAGGCAAATTGTAATCAAAGAAATTGCAATGACTAGTCTTAGGATCAGCATTCCAAGCATAAACAAGCATAAGAAGACCACGCAAAGAATTGTCTTCGGCAGTAGCGTATTTACCAGATGGTTGAAGACCTGGTTTCATGATGACATCTTGATTTATCTGTACATGAGGGTAAACATTCTCCGTCAACAGACCTCTGACAATAAACAACTCTTCATCACTATACCCCTTGCGCTTGCATACTTCGTGCACGATAGCATTAGCCCCCATGGCAATATCAATCGGATTGGAAACATCATAGCCACTGTAATCTCCTTCCATAATCAAAGGTGAAAAACGTGACAACTTGGTGACCAATTTATGAGCATCACGGTGCATATCGATACCCAAGGCTGCGCAAAATGCGTGTGCGTGGGACACCATAGTGGAATAGAACCTACCAAGGTACATACGTGTCAGTATCAAAAGGACTATTTGTACTACCATGTAATAACGAGTCTTGCCAGACAAACACTTCTCCATTTCTCTAGCTTCAACTTTGGGATTGGCATCAAAAATAGATCGTAGCGACTTGCCACTCTCCAATATTTCAAATGCTTCTTCTATTGCAAGCTGCAATTCCTCTGTCGGCATATAAATCGGATATCCATTCTCCTCACTGATCAATTTCATATAATCGATCTTTTTGCCAGGACATCCATGACCCGCAGCTGTAGACAAGTTCATACGCCTGAAATATTCGTCTTCAATATCACCATTAATTGCCATCTCCATGTTTATTGTATAGATGGGAACATCATCAATCTGAGGCATTATGAAATCAAGAACATCTTTTATGGAGCGTTCCATGATAGACTCATCAAGCGTGGGGGGAATACATGCCGCCTTACGCAACCATATATTTGTCAACGAGACGTACTCTCCATTCCTCATACATGGCCTCATCATAGGAATACCAAAATCCTTAGTCTTCCGTAATGATGTGTGTTTCTTGGCAACTTCTTCAAATTCAACAAACATCCTGCGAGACATGTTAGCTTTCTTATTGAGCATCACCTTACCAGGCAACTTGCCACAATAGAAAAGCCCTTCAAACTCCTCATAACGCATTGGAGACTTAACAACGGGCATCTCACATTCCCTAAATTCGCCTTCCGAATGAACCTCGGGATATGGAGAACAACGAGTCACACGCTCGTAAGCTGAATCAAGTTGTGCTGGCGTAATTTGTGAACCAAAACAACAATCTGTCCCATGGGAAGCTCCAAAATGAATGCCAAGAATTGCTGATTTATTGGATCCTACTCTTCCCACAATAGGCAACCCGCAAAACCCAGTGCTGTGCGCGGAACACTTGTAACCCAAATAGTTCTGGACAACAAAACTGTTACCTTTGGGATCAGTCGCACTCCGGCCATCCTCACCCGAAACAATAACGACTTCTTTGCCGGAGAAAATACCATGAATGTATTGTGTGCCACTGCACACACCAAAGTGCTTGATAATGTCCGTAACCTGTCTGTTCTTGAAAACAAACATCACAACGTCATCGGTGACATCCTCAAAATTGCGTACATGGCATTTAGTAAGTATACCAGCACCAGATTTAACATGTAATGTAATGTCTGCAGAGGATGCACCTTGAAGAGCGTGCTTATTAATAATAAAAGCGTTGCCCTTTATCCCTTGTGCATATACATTCATACCGCCAAACTCCGTATCCACTGACACTTTATACAAATGCTTCGTGATAGTATTGTAGAAAGTTCTCAAGGGTTGTGTAGAAGGCGAAGCTTTTATTTCTGTGGGTGTAACCCACCGCTCAGAGAACTTAGTCTTGAAGCTTTGAACAGGAACCCCAACATCTTCTTCATAGGAACGCCCTTCCTTATCACGCGATTCAGCCACAGCTCTAGGCCTAACGTACTTATTATAAAGACGCTTCGAAACTGAAAAAGCACCGAGACACCCATAGACAGTGACAATAGTAAGCCATATATTGGCCCAACCGTCATCAGTATATGGATTGAAAGTGACACCAAAGAGCCTATAACTCAGTCGCTTCTTAATAAGAGAGGAAGGAGTGGTAATCTTGTAATACTTGCGTATAAAAGGACCTAAAAATCCATCAGTGTACAATATGCGACAAGTAGATGTAAATGCTGAAAGGGTGCAAAACAAAAGAGGAGATGTCCACATCATATACAAATTGAAAAGATAATAAGGACCCCGCCAGTTACCACTGGGTTCCGCTGTGATTAAGAGGGTGGCAATAAACATCAAGAGGAGACTACCACAATCCGTGATTGTTTTCCAAGTTTTGTCATACCAGGTATCCTCTTTCCACTGAAACAAATCATCGTCCTCATCAGAAACACTACCTACACTGAGTGATTCGCTACTGCAGTCAGAGTCAACATCAGACCAGGTGTCGAAATCATGTATTGCAGTCTCCGCCTTTTCATCGGCAGAATCAACTGATTTGGACTCAAATTGCACGAACTCTTGCGACGGATCGATTGCGTTAATAGCACCATCGACGTCATCAATGAACACGTCGTCGTCATCATCCTCTTGAAGGGTTTCCTCGATCCAGTCATAATTCAAATTAAGTGTGAGTTCTCTCTTAGCACGCGTCATTTTGATGTAACTCGCAAAGAATTTGACAAATTGATAAATGCTCAAATTAGATCCCAACATCTTCCATTCAGCTTTCTTTCCCTTGGGGACACACTCCATTGCCTTAAAAGTATATCTGTCAAGAATCATAGAACCATTTTCAGCGGCACGTGCGGACTTCTCATGATCAATAGCACCTTCATTAGAAAATTCTTCCAAAACACTAACTTCAACTCGCAAAAATCTTCTCCATATAGAGTTAGGGGCATACATGTAGTGCTGTGCGTTCAACTTCGGATTATTGGTGTCAATAGCAACCAACTCAGGAGTTGCGAAAGTGGTACCCTTGTCAAAAGCTCTATTTACGTTCATAGGTGCCGAATCAACAACACGCTGCAACTCTTGAATAACATCGGGTGTACCTTTCTTGGCCATACTCACAGATTCATTACCAACTTCCCCGTAATGCAAAATCGGTTGCGAAAGAGGTTGATAAAT